CTCCACGTATGAAGACATCGCAAGCCCAACCTCGGTTGGACTTGTGGTGGAACGCGTACGCGGGAGCACTCGGGAGGCAAGGGCCCACCCCGTCTAAGGACGGTGGGGGACCTTGCCAGGTGCCGCCGCGTCAGAACGAAGTTCTGACGTTCCTTTCTCTCTCCCCCCCTCCCTCGTCCCAGGTTCCTCTCATGGAGGAGACCTGGGAAGCCATCCTAGGTGTGAGTGCAGCATGGAAGCCGATTCCCCATCGCTGGGGAACCCGCTTCGCCAACAAGCGCCTCATCGAGCTACAGTCCGTCGGACTGTGGCTCGTGAAGTCATGCTGCTCTCAAGGCGTCGGAGCCACTGTAAAGTGGCTCAAGGATGCGGCCGCTGAGTGCCGTGAGTCCGCTATTGAAGGGACTCCACTCAGGTCGAAGGGCCGCTTCCTCGCCCGGAAGCTCCTGATCGGGTGCGTCTCGAAAGACGCACTCGACCAGGTGGCATTCCTGGGCCGAAGCCTTCCGTGTGGTGACGACTCCGTCCGGTCAGCTAACTTGTTAGCTCACCGTACGGCGTTGACGTCGTCTCCCACCACGGCACCCGCCTTGTTGGTCTCCGCCCGGAGGTTCGCCCTCTTCTTTGCCAAACGGCATCTGAAGAAGGAGGATCTCCGGGAAACCGTGAATCCGACCCCCTCGGCTAGTCTCGACACTAGCCGCAAGAAGGGGGGTTCACGGGAGGAGGCCAGGAAGCAGCATCGTCGGTGGATCAGTGCTCTGCCAGCAGAGCACTGGTCACGACCGGATGCGTTGAGCTTCCTCGACTACAGCGACTACCTCCTCAACTCTGAGGTAGACTCTGTTAGGTCGAATCAAGGCGCCGTCGATGTGGCTCGCGCTGCTGCGTGGTTGACAGCAACGGAGCCACTGGTCAACAGGGTGACCTGCGTGCCGGAACGTGGCTGGAAGCAGCGGATTGTCTCCGCTCCTTCCAGTCACGCAATGGTCGCTGGGTCGTGCCTAAACAAGGCACTCCTCCGGGGAGTGTCTCGTTATGGCCCCTGTTCCCTTTTCCTCAAGGGCGACCGCCGGGCGGCCGTAGAGGCAGTCTTGTCCCATTCTCGCGAAGGGGACCAGATTGTCTCCACGGACTTAAGCGCGGCGACGGACCGGATACCCGCTGACTTGGTTGAAGCCATAGTCATGGGTATCCTCGACGGTTGGGATGGGCTACCACCTCTTTGGGCGGAGGCCCTGTTGGCCCTGACGGGGCCACAGGTCCTCCGCTACCCTTGGCGCCAGGAGGTGACGTCCTCCTGCGGTATCCTCATGGGATTGGGCCCAACCTGGCCCATTCTGTCCATCATGCATGCATGGTGGGCGGAAACCGCGTGGCGCACAACGGGTATGGACCCCAGGGTGCGGATTCGGTCACACGCCATAGGCGGTGATGACCTGTTCGCACGCTGGCCCCCTGCTGTCGTCGCCGCTTACCGGGCGATCGTTTCTGCCTGCAATGGGAAACGGTCGGCCGGCAAGGATTACTTGTCAGACGAAGCAGGGAACTTCACGGAGATGACGATCTTCGTGAAAGGGTCCACC